ATGCCGCCCTTGTACCGGCAGGAGTCGACACGAATGTACAGTTCAACAGCGGCTCCACTTTCAGCGGGAGCAACAATCTTAACTTTAATTACGATGCGGCTACTCCTGTTTTGCAAATTACTGGCGATTTAAGCGCTTCAAATGATTTCGCAGTTGGGAGAGACTCTCTCTTTGGTCGAGACACCACGGTTATGAGAAATGTCATTACATATGGCAACGTGTCAGCTTCTTTGAATATTTCGGCTAGCAACTTCTATGGCAGCGGCCAAGAGTTGACTGATCTACCTATTGGCAATTACACCGCAAATCGTCTGGTTTTTTGCGGAGCAGCTACAAACACTCTTGATGCTTTCAACGGGCTAACTTGGGCGAACCCTACTTTAAGTGTGCCGGGAACAGTTTCGGCAACCAACGTATCAGCTTCCGGACACGTGTCCTCGAGCCTCTTTGTGGGAAATGGATCGGGACTAACGAACTTGCCAGCATCAGATCCGTTCCCGTATACAGGCAATGTTGCGATTACTGGAACTCTTACCACCACTGATGACATCAATCTATTAGACGACAAGAAGCTCAACTTGGGCGATTCCGCCGATGCCGTTATCGAATTCGATTCAGGAATAGGCAGACTTGCCATTTCAGGTTCAGCTACAGGCATTGAGCTAATGGGCGGCAGCATAAGTATGGATTACCCAGGCGGAACAGTGGTTTCTGGTACTGCTGGCGGCGCAGGTAGTTTCCTCGCACTCAACAGTTCTCACCAAGTTGTTGTGGCAACACCAGCAGGAGGAGGTGGAGGATCTCCTGGCGGCTCTGCCAATCAGATACAAATTAACGATGGACTTGGAAACTTCGCAGGCACCACTGCGCTGACGTGGAATAGCCCAAGATTGGTAGTTACGGGGACAATCGATATCAGCGGCTCGCTGACGAAATTAGGACACCTCCAGCTTGGCAGAGGCACTGATCAGAATCTTTTAATAGACGTTAGTAACCCGCAAGTTAGACCATCAACCGGAGTAAGAGATGTGGTTGCACTAACTTCGCTTACTCCAACAACGACTCCTATTTTCGTAGTTGAATGGGATGATACCGTTCGATTAGATGATTCACATTATTCGTCCAGTGCTACAGGAATAGTCGTAACAGAAACAGGAGATTATAAGTTATCATATAGTCTTAACTATGCACAAGACACCCCTAATAACGCGCGCAGCAATATGAAGTCTTTTGCAACAGTAAACTTTTCAGGTTCTGCTCCGACAACGGGCTCGGCAGTGATCGTGCCATTCAGTCATGCATACTGCTATCTTAGAGGCGATGGTGGCACGAACTGGGGCGGCGACAGCGGCGGCAACGCTACAACTCGTTTCGGAACAGGGCAATGTACCACTATTATGTCAGCTAGTGAAGGGGATACGATTAATCTAGCCTGTCAATTTTTCGGAGGCGCTACTAGTGGAGACTTTGATGTGAAGTTGCTGGCTAATCAATCATGGATAACGTTAGAAAAGATATAGCATCAAACAAATAAGGCATTTCGCTTTTTGTGCTACTATTTATTCTGAATAACCACCTTTCCGGGAGACACCTACATGTCCAATTTGCTTAAAGAGGCTATCGTAGACGCCAAGGCTTTGAAAGAAGCTGCACTTAAAAACGCAGAAGCTACCATTATTGATAAGTACTCTGACGAAGTGAAACAAACTATTGAGAGCCTGTTAGAGCAAGATGAATTAGATGCTGTCCAAACTGATTTCGGTGCTGACCCCATGGCAGATCCTATGGCAGATCCAATGGCAACAGAGCCGACCCCCGAATACAAAGAAGTGACGGAAGACGAGATTCCTCTTGCAGCAACCGACAACCTTGCAGATGAAGAGGGCAAAAACCTAGAGTCTTTTCCCGAAGAAGGGGAGGAAGTAGAATTTAACGTAAACCTCGGCGCCTTGCAAGAAGCCATTCAAGAGCTTAAGCAACAAGCGGACATTGACGAAGAAATTGAAATCACTGAAGAAGATTTGGCAGAGTTACTTTCCAACGATGACGAAGTTATCGAAGAGGAAGAAGAGGCTATTACTATAGACGACGAAGCAGACGAAGAAAAAGCAGATTCCGGCGCCATGGCAGCTGCAGGTCTCGAAGAAGACCAAGAAGTCTCTGACGAACTCCTCGACGCCGTTATGGAACGCTTAACTGTTGACATGTCAGCCGAGCTATCCGGCTGGGCCGGCAGAAGTGCCGAAAGCGTCAAATGGGAAATGGAAAAGGGTCTTGCTGCTCGCCGCAGCACAGACGCAATGGAAGAATTAGAGCCCCTCAAGAAGGCTCAAGAAGAGTTAACTTTTGAAAACAAACAACTCAAGCAACAAGTTTCAAAATATAAACAAGTCGTGGGCGAATTGAAAGAGACATTAGTCGAAACCAATTTGTCAAATGGCCGTTTACTATACACGAACCGTGTTCTTAGAAATACCTCCTTGAATGAGCGACAAAAAACAAGAATTGTCGAAGCGATTTCTAATGCTGGTTCCGTCACAGAAGCAAAGACAATATACGACACGCTTCAAAGCACAGTGCAGGCTGCCCCAAAACGTAGCCCTCAATCACTAAGCGAAGCTATCGGACGTCGTTCTTCTGTAATCCGTGCTACTCGTCAAGAGAGCACAGCAGTCGATCCAATTTCGGATCGGATGCAACGACTAGCAGGCATTAAGTAAATTAATGTCCGATATATAATATACAATTAAGGAGGTATTTAAAAATGGCTAGTATTATTGAAAGACTCACCGAAGGTGTAGTCAATCGTGATATGCGCGCCGAAGGTCACGCTTTGTTATCAAAGTGGGAGCGCACAGGACTTTTAGAAGGTCTTGATAACGACCGTAACAAGCAGGCAATGGCTCGACTCTTAGAGAATCAGGCTAAAGAATTGCTTCGCGAATCCAGTTCAATGAGCGCAGGAGATGTTGAGGGCTTTGCAGCCGTAGCATTCCCAATCGTTCGTCGTGTATTCGCAGGACTAATCGCAAACGATCTCGTTTCGGTTCAACCAATGAGTCTACCTAGTGGTCTCATTTTCTTCCTGGACTTTGTGTTCTCACCGAACATCGGTTCTTCAAGTACACTAAACACTAGGTTTGGAAACGTCGCTGATAAGTCCATCTATGGTACTGATCAGGTTGGTTCACAAATCACCGGTGGTGTTGAGCTTCTAGGTTCCCTTAAGGGTGACCTTGGTGGTCCTCGCACAGTTGGTGCTCGCGGTTATGCATATTCATCTCCGTCGGGTTCAACAAGCCTTACGGCTTCTTCGGTTCAGCTTAGTTCGTTCAGTTTGACTGGATCAAGCGTTGCACAGAGAAAGAGTATCCAATTCGATCCTGATCTTCTCGCTCTTAGTTCTTCCGCTACAGCGCGTTGGATTATCCGCATGGATGCAGCCCAGAGTAACCTTGATACAGACCTAGATTATAACAACCTAGGCGCTGTTTCTTCATCCATTCAATCTGTGGGGTTGATGCTCAACCTAGCACTCACTAACGCTAACACCGAGCAACTTCGTCGTTTGACACAAGTTACCGGTACCGCTGGTGGAAACGTGCAACAGTACTTCATCACAAGTCTTTCGCTTGGTGATGGTCCTGCGTATGCTGACCTGCTATCTAGCGACTTGTCCTGCTCCTTCCCAGTGAAGGATACTTGGGCTGCCGGCGGAGCATTTGGCTCTGTTGTCGGTACTACCGAGTGGGGACTTGAAGGTTCTGAGCTTATCCCAGAAATCGACATTAAGGTTGATTCTGTGGCTGTCACCGCACAGACCAAGAAGCTCAAGGCTAAGTGGACACCAGAATTGGGTCAAGACCTCAACGCATACCACAACTTGGATGCAGAGGTGGAGCTTACTTCAATCCTCTCCGAGCAAATCGCTCTTGAGATTGACCGTGAGATCCTTGCTGACCTCGTTAACGGTGCAACCGCTGCAACCTACTACTGGGCACGTTCTCCAGGAATGTTCTTGAACCGCGAAACTGGCCTCGAAATCGGCGCCAGTGCAGCTGCTCCAGACTTCACTGGTACCGTGAGTGAGTGGTATGAGACTCTTGCAGAGACTATCAATGATGTCTCCGCACAGATCCACCGTAAGACTCTACGTGGTGGTGCTAACTTTATCGTCTGCGGACCTGAAGTTGCCAACATCCTTGAGTTCACCGCCGGCTTCCGCGCATCTGTTACCGCAGATGATGAGAAGGGATCCGTTGGTGCCGTTAAGACCGGCTCGCTGAGCAAGAAGTTCGACGTTATTGTCGATCCTTACTTCCTCCGCAACGTCGTTCTCGTCGGTCGCCGAGGTGGTTCATTCCTTGAGTCTGGTTATGTATACGCACCTTATGTGCCACTACAGACCACACCTACTATCTTTGGACCAGAAGACTTCGTGCCTCGCAAGGGCGTG